ATATCGGCATATTGAATGTGCCGTATATCCCACCGAGAGACATCAGCCATGCTACCCATTGTTCAGCATCGGTGCGTGACATCGGCGGCAAAGATATTTCAGCCTCCCAACGCTGGCCGAAGTGCTTTACGACCTGTTGGCGCAGGGTGAAAGGCGATGTTGATGCAGCAACAACATTCACAGCCCTGATATTCATGGACCGAATGCCAGTGTGCGTGGGGAAGGTTAGAGGATACGAAATCGCCATATTCCACCTTTATCCAAATGCCGCACGGAATGATCCACCCCGGCGGCGGGCATCCAGAACGGCGGATTTTCCTGCCTCTGCGATCTGTGGCATCAGAGACATTATCTCTGCCCGAACAGTCTGCTGAACGCCAGTGGTGATGTTGATCGTTTGGTTTACCGTCACGCCACCGCCGCCAAGCTGGTTGTTAGGAACGACGCTGCCGTTACGCGATGGCACGACAATCTCCGGCCCACGCTCACCGACCATGTATGCTTTTCCACCTGTCACAGGACCGCCAACAGCCTTCATGCCTGCAATGGCCGGGGCAAGCACTGGGAATACCTTTCCGACAACACCCATTGCAGCGTTCACGATCTGCTGAACAACAAGTTGTTCATACAGCTTGGCGATGATCTGCCTCACCATGTCCTTAAACGCTCCAGCGACACTCTTTGTGCCGTCGATCATCGACATGAAAGCCTCGCTGAATGAACTGCGGATTCCTTCAGCAATGGACTTCATCGTTTCTTGTTGTTGGCTTAGTTTTTCGATACCAGCGCCAGCCTTATCAGTTGCAGCCACGCTGGCATCACCGAAGAATGTAACCTCTTCAGTGCCAGCGGCGACGGCTCCCTTGAGCGCCTCCCATGCCCCAACGATTCCTGCTGATCCACTTCTGAATGCTTCTCCAGCGGCGTTTGAAGATTCAATTGACTGCTTGCGCCAAGCCTCAACTGATTTTGTAGCAGACTCAGCCCAGCCAGACACATATTGTCCGGCAGACAAACTTTCCATTCCAACGGATTCAGCGAACGTATTCCATCCAGAAATCATGGAATTTATCAAATCTTCCCATTTTTTCATGATGAATGCAAAGCTGGAAACAAAACTAGCAGCAAAACTTGATGAAATACCTTTCATAATAAGACCAAAACCATTTGCGTATTGCCCCATACCAGCAAATACTGCTTTGGCAACATCCCACAACAACTTCAAGGCGTTGCCAAAACCGCCAGCGCCCGCAACAAGGCGCATGAACAATTCGATTAGCTTTGCAAGACCAAGAAGCAGTGCAATTGGCAGAAGACGCATCAACAACAAACCGACTGCTTTAATAGATGCTCCAAGGGTCATAACCGCAGCCCTAGTTAATGTTAATGCTATTGAAAATCTTCCAGCACCCAAAGCGGATGCCAAGACAGCGGCCCTGAATGTAACCATAGCAGCAGAAAACAATGCCGATGCGCCAACTGACGCAAGCAATGCCGGAACAGCTTTTATAGCCATTACTGCCGCAAAAAGTCCAACGGCAATAATTGCTGTGTCAATATTTTGAACAATTGTTGGAAATACAGAGCCAAAAACCTTACCAAATGACATCACAGACGAAACCACAGCAGAGATCGGCTCCCGCAGCACACCCAAGGCGCTGCCAAAGTTGCCAAGTTCTTTTCCGCTTTTTGACATGGCGACGCCGAATGCCGCAATGATTGCAACACCAGCACCGACAATCGCTCCGATAGGACCAAAGATTTGAAGCATTTGTGGTGCTTGCTGACCAAAAGCCTGCATCTTGCTTGTGCCGTTGGCGATCTGAACCGCAAAGTCACCGATCTGATAACCAGCTTGCTGCAACGCACCCATTGCAAACTTTCGGGTATTCCTTGTGCCAACATCCATTGAAGCGCCCATGCGCCTTACAGCAGACCCTGTGCGAGTTAGTTCGTCGTTTACACGGCGGATAGGAGCGGTGGCATTATCTATTGCCTTGAGTTCAAAGAGAAGTCTTTCGCTCATTTTTCTCTCGCTCTTCTAGGACCATGAAGTAAGCAACCCATTCATTATACTCATTCAACGAGATATTCTCAATCTCCGCGATGGTTTTGCCCAACCTGTCAGCAAGCGACACTAGATTGAACCTGAATGGGTTGCTCCTTAGTTTTTTGCGTGTTCCTCTGGGGCTTCCGATCCAAATACAGCGCCAAATAGTTTGGCAATGATCGAGACGGTTTCGCTCATAAGGATTGGCTTGTCTTCAAGCGTAAAGGTGCGGTCGCCTTTCTCATCCTCACACTTTTCAATGATCATTTCGACCATTGCGGCAAGTGATGGATTCGACAGGAAATCCTTGTATTTGCGCTGCACTTTTTCGATGTCACGGGCGTTGACCTGTGTGAAGAACAGGCGAAGAGGTTTGCCCTCTTCGCCCCATTCTTCAACATCAACAAATCCACGCGGCTGGGCTGCACGATTGGCTGCGATGCGTTTAGCTATGCTCATTATACAGCCGTCGATTGCGTCAGAGCGCCAGAGCCTTGGCAAGTGATCGACATCTCGACCAAGCCGTCATAGGACGCCGTGATCGTGCGACCCGTGACGATGGCCGACCCGGTGTAATAGATGTCACCAGCGGTTGCGCCTTCGGGGTAGAGGTTGAGCGTGACCGTCGCACCAACAGTCAAAGCGCCCTGACCAGTGGTGTTGGTTTCGTCCCACAGGCAATCAATCGATGCCGTGTAGGTTTTCAAACCAGCGATGTAGGTGCGGGCAGTATCGCCCATCGTGCTATCATCAATGGTGTCGCCCGTCTCTTCGACCGAGAACGAACGTATTTCTGCGATTGCGTTAGCGCCGACCTTGACGGTCCCTTCAACGCCTGAGTGAGTAGCCATAGGAGCCTCCTTATCTGGCCGATTCTACGTCATCGACGCTGGTTATATACCGAATGGTAAACGTCAATCTGGCGATCCCAACTGGTTGTTCAGTCTCACCAGAAAAGTCGATGCTGGTCGATGTTAGCACCGATTGCTTTGCAAGACCATTGAGTGTGAAGTCCGCACCAATGGTTTCTTCGATCTGCACCGCGATGGCATCCAAGTTGTCATCGAGCGAAGCATTCGCGTTCTCATATACGTCAATTGATACTTCCAGATCACGCATCAATGTCTTAACGCCCATCGTCATCAAGATAGATGATTCAGCACCAACATAGACCGTGACAGCAGGAAGCTTTGCCTGTGACAGCGGATAAACTCGCGTCTTGTAGACCCGGCTGGAAACCAATGTCACGCCGCTGGTCAATATGGTGGCAATCCTGTCGCGGATTTGCTTGCGAACGTGCGACATTATTGCTTCTCCAATTGAACGGATGTTGACCCAGTGCCATCGTGTATCCACGCACGGACCTTATAGGTCACGCCACCGATAACCATGCTCTGATCCTCCGCAATGGACGGCACATCAACTGTGCGACAGGTCAGCCGTGGCTGCTCTTGGTGAACCGTAACAAACCCGCCCGCCGAGACAGGAACGGTGTCATTGTCAAAAATGCCGTTGATCGTGCCGCCACTGTAAGTGACCGCAGCCGCAAACTCATTGACATTGAACATCGCCGCCAGATCAGCAGCAAACGGGATTGCCATATCAAACCTTCTTGCGCGTTGTCAGTTTTGGCGCATCGCTAGTTTCCAATGCTACGCTGCGGTCAGCAGGCGCATCTTTGGTAACTGCAACTTCCTGAACACGGCCCATTGCCGTGAGGCTTTTGCCTTCCTGCTCAGACAGTTCGATAACATCGCCAACGGAGCGTGATTCACCGCCAGCAACACATCCCTTGAGAACCAGATAAGACATCTTAACCCCCTGTTGAGATTGGGGGCGACCTATGCCGCCCCCATTCCATTTCATCATTACACGCCGTCGTTGTTGTAGGCAAACGACACGGCATTGCGCACAGCCACATCGACGGTCTGCAATGCGCGGATGCGCACGTTGCCCGAAGAGGCGCTGCTGTAGGGATCGACCAAGATATCGAGG